ATACTTTTCAGCAAATGCGTCTTTAAATCTTTCAGCTAGTTCAGTTTTTCGTTTTGTTCCTACTATTCTCTCTAGTATTGCTCGAGAATGATTCTTTTTAGTTTTACTCATTATCTAACTTCTATTACAATTGTATAACTATCATTTTGAGTAAAGTTTTTTGTACTAAACAAAATGTCACCTGCAGGACTTGTACTTGCTTCTAGTGTTGCATTGTTACCAATACCATTACCTGCAGTATGTAAATCCCAATATCCTTCGCCACTTAAAAATAATGCAGTTGCGTTTGCGCCACTCGTCCCACTACCTGCCCAAATTACTTCAACTCCACCATTACCAGAGTTTGTATTGCAAGTCCACCAAATTTTACTTATCTTCTTGGTTGCATCCTCAGTCATATGAGTTAATGCACTTGCATCCATTTTAGTTACCAGTGTTTCACCAGAACCATCACTAAGATTAGTAAACTTCATCACGGTTTTTGTACCAGATGTATCTACTATTGTTTGACTTGTAACCGTATCAGCCATTATTAATTCCTTCTAAATTCAGTTATTAACAAATAACTCTCTACATTTGAGTCAGTTGTTAGTTTTATTTTTGCGTCATTACCAAACTTTAATTGATCTGGTCTTAACCCATACTTACCTCTACCAGTAAGAGATAAATCATTTTCTTCACCATCAGCACTAATACTTAAAGTACCTGTGCCTTGTATTTGATAATAACATTCAATCAGACTTACTTTAGATTGATTATTACCGCCAGTTAATTTTTCAGCGTCTACCATAATCTGGTCAACTTCGTTTTTGATACCGATAGATTTAATTATCGTTTTACTATCAGTATCAACAACTGTTGTGTTTGTTATTGTCATAAGAAATCACTATGCAGTAAATGTAGTGTCTTTTCTTAATTCAAGAATAACATACCCTGAAACACCATAAGCACTTAACTCAATGTCTCCAGAAGTTGCACCTGTATTGGTTGCGTTATTAGGTATAGGACCAGCAGTACCGTCATAGTGACCTGTACCTGCAAGATTGATTGCTACAGTATCAGCAGAAGCACCTTTAAATTCAATGCCTACCCAACCTGTATTATCATCAGCAGTACCTTGTACTAATGCCCACCATGCTCTTCTAATAGATAGTTTAGCACCGTTAGCGTGTCCAGATAAACCACTTGCGTCTAAAATTAAAGTGTTAGCAGTTGTGTTGTCATTCATGGTTGCCATAACGGTTACGAGACCACCATTAGCACCATCAGCAACAACTGTATCTTTTAATGTTCTTGTAGCTACAGCCATTTTTTATTTCCTTACTTTATTAGTTCATTGTCGAAGTAATTTTCTATATCATCAACTTTGACACTATGTTTTTTTGCGACAGTATTAATGATACTATCAATTTTACTTATAATAGGATCAGGCGCCTTATCAATCATAGCATAAACATCTCTGATTGCCACCCTCATTTTAGGAGATAGATTTCTATACTCCTTAGTTCCTTCAGGACCTATGTATCTGCGTTCTTGTAGTTTAGTTTTAAACTTCTGAAACTGCAGGTTGCTCATTTTCTTCCTCTTCTGAATCTATTTCAACAGGTTCTGCAATATCATCTAAACCAGAAGCATCTTTTATTCCTTCTAATTCATCAGCAGCATTTAACCAATCTTTAGCAACATCAACTCTCTTATCATCTAATGCTTGACCAATCTTATCAGAAAGAGCATTTTTAAATGCGTCTTGAGCAGCAATGTTATCGCCGTCTGCAAGTGAATCAACCATTTTTTCTACATTATCATTTGACATAATTATTCATCTCCTATATTATCTATATTTATATCAGAACTATCATCATCTTCCATACTTTCGCCTTCTGGATGTGCAATAACTCCTTTACTAATTTCATCAGCAATTTGATTATCAATTTCAATGATATCTTCATCACTTTGTCTAAGAACATATTTTCTTACATATTCAACTGAATAGAACTTACCAATGTAAGGACTAACTTCATTTGCAAGACTTAATCTTTCTCTTAGCATTTCTGCATTTTTAAGTTCTGCAAAGTATCCATCTTTTAAATAATCATATTGTATATGTTCTTTAATCTTTTGCCAATCTTCAATTGTAATAATACCTTTTAAAACCAATTGAGTTTTAAGTATATCTTGAAAGACTTGAGTAAATCTCTTTCTTAATCTTTGAATAAATTTAGTAAACTTCAATTCATCTCTTGTAATCTCAGCCGCTTTACCAATATTAAATCCGTTTTCTGATTCCATTCTTGATATAGGAACATTCAAAGACTTATATAATTTTTTCTGAAAATAAACTACATCTGAAATTTCACCAAGATTTTGTCCACCAGGTAGAGTAGTAACCTCTGTACCCTTAGCACCATCTCGTCTTGGTAACCAAAAATCTTCAAGCATTGACATATGTTTTCTGTCATCTCGTATTTCACCAGTCGAAGCGTCATAGACAAGTTTATTTCTATATCGTGCCATAACATCTCTAAGATATGACTCTGCTTTTACTTTTGGTAAATTACCAACATCAACATAAAATATTCTTCTTTCAGGTGCTCTTACTATTCTGTAAATAACAACAGCATCTTCAATCATTCGCAACTGATTAACAGGTTTAATTGCCTTATGCAAATGCCCCATAACCATATTTTTAGTTGCGTCAACTTGACCAGAAGTTACATAGGTAATTGAATCGGTAGTAATTTTAAGTCCTGCATTTGAGTTCGCAGCTGACATACCTTTTTCGTTATATACAAACCATTCGTTTGTCTGTTCTACAACTTCGATTCCAGTACCTTTTGAATCTCTTCCTTTAGTTACCTCACGAACTTTTTTAATCTTTCGTGGATCAATGTATCGAATTTCTGTAAGTCCTTTTCTCGGACTCTTTGGATCTATTACTTTGTGAAAGTAAATTCGTCCATCAATATACCATCGTTTAAATATATCGTGACCTTTTTCGTCAAAGTTTAGAAGTGATAAACACTCTTGAAACTCATTACGAATTTTGCCTTTAATGTTTTCAGATATAGCAAGTTTGTCTAGTGATATTGATACTGGACTATCTCTCTCATCTGATACTACAACTTCATTAATGATATCTTCAACTGCCATATCACATTCAGGATGTTGTGCAATCTCTCTATATCGTCTAATTAAGTCAAAGTCGTCCTTTGCGTTAACTTCCATATCCAGGTATTGGCCGAAGTATCCGCCAGCAGATATAGTTGTTGTTCCGTCATCAGGAGTGGCGACCGTAAACGCTTGTTTACTAGTCGCCGATTTCTCTAGATTCGAGTCTCTGGTTATTTGGAAACCAAGTATTTTTGCCATATTATATTATTCCTTATAACTATTTATTTATTATGTAGTAGTGTCTGTTTCGAAGAATTGGTAAGAGAATTCTACTGTAAAAGTTTCTACTTCATTATTAGTTCCGTAGTCTAACGCAATATCAGAAAGTGCCGTAGGGAACCCTCCTCTAAATGTGTAAGATTTTAAAGTATCTCCGTTTCGATCCAATTGATCTACGAAAAAGTCAACTTGATAATCAGCAGGATTTGTTAATCCTTCATTATCAGTCATGTTATTCATGCCATTCATCCATCTTTCGAATGCTCTGAAAAGTTTAAAATCAGTATCATTCATCACGGTTATTGACCATGGATTAAATGTTCTATCACCTGTTAGATTTAGTATTCTACCTCTAAAGTTTACTGGTGTTACAGCAACATTAGAACCAGGAAGAGTTGTAGCAGAACATAAGAACGCTAAGTCTGATGTTTCTCCTCCAACTGCCGAGTAACCAGGAAAAGGTAAAGTTACCTTAAACTGATTGGCTCTTGCACCACCGCCTCTAAGACGAGATTTAAAGTCATTTATATTAGCCATTTTTTATTCTCCTCTCTATGCGCCTGCTACTTCAGAAAAGGCAACGCCTGATCTTGTAGCAATAAAGTTAAGTTGAATGAAGTTAATAGAACGAGCTGGTTTGATATAAATATCTGCCCTAAATTCGTTTCTATCAATTACATCACCTGTGTTATTAGTAGTATCGCATACTACAGCAAAATCAGTAATACCTCTTCTGCCTTGTACATCTCTGATAAACGGTTCTACTAAGTTTCTAAATTGTGCCCTAGTGAATTCGTCATTGAACTCAAATAGTTGAAATTTAGCAGCAGTAGAAATCGCCTTCTCAAGAACGATAAACAATCTACGAACATTGATACGATCAAATGCAGACGGTTTAGTTTGAGCAGTTTTATCACCAAACAATACAGTACCTTGCCCAGGAAATGAAACAACAGGATTTACTCTTGCCTTGTATAGATCATCTCTTTGAGTTTGATTAGGATTGAATGCTAATTTAACAGCACCTCTAATTTGTCCACGATTGAAACCACCTGGTGAGAACCAAGGGTCTGCAATAGTATCAGTACGAGCACAAATTCCAGCAATATCTCCGTTAAGAGGTACAAATCTGAATACATCATTGTATCTATCGTACATATACTTATAACCACTATCAAAAACAGCATAACTTGTAGAAGGTAAAGCATTAAAGAAATCTTTTACATTCTTAGTTTGTGTAATTGCATTATTAACGCCTACAACATCAGCTCTTTCTGGTGAAATAAATGCAACGCAATCTTTTCTTGCAGTTGCAATATCCATAACAGCAGTTGCCTTTGCAGCACTTGAAGCGCCACCTAGTAGTAAACTTAAATCAACATTTTCAGCATCATTAAATTTCTCGTATGCAGCAGCAATTTCTCCAGAAGTAGCAACAAGATCGTCTGTTCCACTTGCAAGTGAAGTAGAAGATACAACAAATGCATCCCCAACAGTATTATCAAAAGTTGTTCCTGTTTTAGTAAGACCGTCTGATAAAGTTGCCAAGTGATCTATCCAATAAATAAATTTAGATTTTTGATAGATTACTTGTGGATAATAATTACTTGCACCTTCAGCAGTTTTAGCATCAAATGCCTGTGAAACACCTTCGAAAGTTTCTAAGATTGATCCAGCAGTTCCTGAAATTCCACCATCTTCGTCAACAACGGCAATGTGTAATTCGTCTAACGTACCGCCAGCAGCAGATACATCATCTGTCGTTGATGGAGCATTAGAAAAGTTAAAGAAATATTCCCAATGTCTTAGTACTTTAGCATTATCAACAACAGCGTGTCTTAAACCACCAGTTTCAGTAGCGCCTGTAGTGGCATTGAATCTTGCGATTGTTAGAACGTGAGTTGATATTCCTGTTATTTTGTAGTAGAATCCAGAAGGTGCACCGTCAGCTGAAGGCACAGAAGTTGCGTCCCCAAATTCTAGTATGTCACCAACTTGCATTAAACTACCATCGTCAACAGTAATTGTTGTATCGCCGATAGCAGCTGAAGCGTCAGCAACTAAGTTACCACTCATTGAGTGTGGTCCAAAAGCAGTAGAGTTAGTACACATAGAAATTTTTAAATTGTTTCCTAGTGTTCCAGCATCTCTTGCGGCAAATGGTCCAATGTTGCTTACTTGTCCTGCACCTGATTCTGAATAGTAGGTGTCTAGGTAATCAGTAGTCGATTTTATCAAGACAGCAGTACCAGTTGAAACAGCGTTTACTGTTCCTGTAATTGGTCTTACTATCTTCAGATTATTTCCGTATCCTAAAAAGTTTGCAGCAGAAAACCAATCTTCAAAGTTTGAAGAAGTTGGTTTACCAAAGTTTTCAACCAATTCTTTTTCAGATGAAATCGTTGTGATTTCGTCAATCGGTCCTTTTTCTGCCGTTAATACGATTCCGCCACTACTTGTAGAAACAGCAGGAACAATATTAGTTAAGTCTTTTTCAGTTACGAGAACACCTGGTGATACTTGAAAAGCCATATTTTAGTTCTCCTTAATATTAAGTTTTTTTAATTTAGTTATAACCCTTTGTAGATATTTATATGATCCCAAATCTCTAGTTT